CGGCGGCAATTCCGCCAATTTCGGTTGGCATTCCTTCGCCGGTGGCCCTTGCATGGACAGTTCCGGTGAATGTTCTTTTTTCTTGTTTCATTATAAATTGGTTTGATTATTGATGCCGCTTGGGTTGTTTGTTTTATCGACTGATGCCATTAGTTGTTCAATTTTCGCATCCATAAATGCATCCATTTTGGATGATGGCATCAAATTGGCTTCGATCAAATATTCGTCGCCTCCTTCAAATCCATTTGCATCTTCGAATTCGCGGGCCTCATTCCTTGACAACCAACCACCGCGGATTCCTTTATTGTAGAAATCGGCGCGATCATTTGCGCTGGCCCTTAGCAATGAATTGAAATTGAATTTGAAATAATAAACCGACTTGTCATATTCGGTTAACAATTTGCGCTGAAATTCTTGTTCGATATTGATCGCATATGCCATCAATGTCCGCATATAGAAATCTTGATATTCTTGTTCCACCGATGATTGTGTCCCATCCTTGGCACCAATCATTGATGCTGGCACCCCAAAAATCCGCGCGATTTCTTCGGAATCAAATTTCCTTGTGTCCAAATATTGCGCTTCCTCCGGTGTCAATGACAATTTTTCCATCTTGATGCCTTGTGGCAACACTGTTGATCGCGCCGCCCCATCAATAACATCATCCAATGATTTTTTCAATGGTCCGGCTTGTTCCGGTTTGATTTGCGAATCCGATGTCAAAAGGAATTTTAACACCCCATTTTTGTAAACACCCGCATTTCCTGAAATTGCCGCCAAATCAATTCCCAATGTTTCGGCATGCAAAACAATTGGTGAAACACCGGCCAATGGATTGTCCAAACATTGACCTTTAAAATGCAACATGTCAACCGCCGGAATAACCGATGGGTAACCCGGCGCGCTGCACTTATAGAACAATTGGCCGTCTTGCAATGCCGGTGTAATGAAATCAGGTGAAATCGGATGCAATTCGACGGCCAAAAATCTTGCATCGCGGTTGATGAATGCATATGCATTCCCGCGCAATGCCAAATCGGATGTCATATATTTCATGAAATCGAATTGTGTCTGATATGCATTTGGCTCATTCAAAACCGGTGTTGTGTAGTGAATCACCACAGTTTCGCGGGATTTGCCATCAAATTTGTACAATTTAAGGTTCAAACCGGCGATTCCATCGGCAATCACTCGAACACATGCATGGACTGATGCAATTGATAATGCCGTCCGCGGATTGACCGCCTGACCGCTTTTTGTTTGATAGCCAAAAACACTATTCAAAGAATTCATCAACCATTCGGTTGGTTGCGATAATGACGACCGCTTTTCAATTCCTTTGAACCCAAACAACCTTTTTACACTAAATTGCATGGGGCGAATTTATTTTGTTTCCAATTAACATTTGCAACAATTATCGATTTGTTTTGAGCCATCGCGACAACATGGATCGAAAAACTGTGTAATCGCGGAACCTTGGGCGATCAAAAACCGCCTTGTGTCTTTTTTCAATTTCTTCATATGATTCGCGATATGTCTTGTGTTTTGGTAATTCCTTGTAGTATTCATTCATGAATTCATCAAGATATGTTAACCATGCATCGGATTTCATCTTTTTATTTTTTTATAGTGATACAAACCAAAAATCGGTGTTTTGTTCCTTGGCCGCCGATTGCATCGCGGTCCCTAATGCCATCACAACTGAAACCGGCCCATCCACTTTGTCACCTGATTTGGCTTTGTCGATTTTGACATTGCCGGCCGGATCGGTTCGCAATAAGACATTCGACATCATCCATCGGGTGACGGGGTTGCCGGCATGCCTTAATTGTTTATTCTTCACCATTCTTTCCAATTCCTTGGTTGGTGTTGACATGCTTACAAAACCTTGACCAAATGGAAACATTGTGATGCCTTCATTTTGTAATTCAATAACCAACTGCGATGCATTGAATCTATCGAATGCAATGTCCTTGATGTCATATTCCGTCGCTAACTGCACAATTTTGGCCTTAATGAATGAATAATCCGTCACATTGCCTTCGGTTGCAACAATAAAGCCATCGGCGATCCATTGCCGGATTGAATTGCCCGCCGCATCATTTCTTTTGCGCGCTGAATCTTCGGGTAAAAAATACCATGTCCGGATCGCATGCATTGCTGGGAAATATAGTGTTAATGCACAAAAATCGCCGGTTGATGCCAAATCCAATCCGCCAAAACAATATTCACCTTTCAAATCATCATCGCCACTGCATTCGCGCCAAATGTCATCAGCGATCCAAGTCAATTCGGTGTCGGTCCAAACATTTAACAATTTAGTTTTGAATTCAACTTCTTTGCCCGCATATTCTTTCGCCTCGGTCAATGCTTGTTCCAATTTCCTTGGGTATACCGAAACACCCCAATTTGGATTGGCCTTCGCCCAAACTTTGTCATCCATCCAATCATCGCCGGAATCAAGGGTATAAATCATTGAAAACAATGCATCATCTTTGATCGCGCCATTCAAGACATTCACACAATATCCGCGATGGCGGAAACATGCCGATTCCTTATTGAATCCGGCGGTTGTGATGGTAAACAACAAAGGTTGTCGCCTTGCACCCATTGAATTGAAAATTACATTGTACAATTCATCATTAGGATGTGCATGGTATTCATCAATCACCGCCATATGGGTGTTCAATCCATCTTGTTTGTTTGGATTCCATTCAAGGGGTTTGTACAAATTTTGTTCGTGAATGATCCGGCGGTTGTTCACTGAATTGTTGACGATCACCGCATCTTTCAACCAATCGGTGTTTTGGCACATGCGGACCGATTCGCCAAAAACCATCATCGCCTGATCCAACTTTGTCGCCGCTGAATAAATTTGCGCACCCGCTTCATCATCAGCAATCAAGCCATAAAGCATGACGGCGGATGAAAAGGTTGATTTGCCATTCTTTCGCGGAACTTCAATATAGGCGCGGCTAAATCTTCGCGATCCATCAGGATTCAAAAATCCAAAAAGATTCCAAATGATGAAGGTTTGCCATGGTTCCAATATAAATTTATTGCCGGCATGCTCACCGGTGGTGTGTTCCAATTCTTCAATGAAATTGATGGCATGCATTGCATAACCTTCATTGAAATCATATTTGCCCAAATCATCAATATATCTTTGACATGCCGATTTCACCAATTCACATGCATGAATTTTTCCTGAAATGACATCCAAGGAATATTGATGGCCCTTATTTTGGAACTTGGGATTCAAACAATGCGATTGCTAAATTTGCCAAATATTGATTTCGGTATAAATGCGGTTGAATTGACCACAATCCATTTTTATCACAACACCTGAATTCGCCACCTTGACTGCGGGTGATAATGAAATGTTGTCCAAAGGTTTCAACCTTAAATTCCAATGTGATGCCTTTTGAATCAATTTCAAATGCGGCTAATATCTTTTTTGCCATTATGCTGATTTTTTCTTTAATAGTTCCAATTTTGTCACTGGCTTTGCATTTGTGTTTGGAATGCGCGCCCGCGCTGATGGGGTGACACCGATCAATTGTCCTAACTGCATTGCTTGCTTAACCAAATTTTGTTTTGTTGTGAACCATGGATTGACTTTTGGCCCCTGATCGGTTTCAATTACCATCCCTTGTTTTTCCACAACCTTCACCGCCTCATAATAGTTGGCCATGGTTTCAGAATACATTGCGATGATTCCCAAATCCACCCCGACCAACATATTGATCTTTTTTAATTCCATGCACATTTCATCAAAAACTTTTTTGGCAATTGGTGATTTGAATTCGATTTCGGTTGTTGGTTGTTCTGTTGTCATGGTTAATTGCATTTCATTTTCAATAATCCACCTTTTATCGGTCGTTCCTTGAATCTTTTTCAGTTCGGTTGGTAGTTTGGGTCGCCCTCTCATTTTGATGCTCTTAAATCGCCTTAAAATTGATTTCTCGCGGATGTGAGAAAGATTGACCCAGTGGTTTGGGGTCGGTGTGTGTAGATATCAAACCCCCCTATGGGGTCAAATGGGGTATAATTCATAACCTTGATTCCTTTCCTGACTTAACCGCATGACATGAATTGCACAATGGTTGCAAGTTATCGCGGTCGGTAAATGATCCACCCAATCGAACCGGATTGATATGATCAACCATTTGTGCGGTGGTGATGTTGTCATTGCTTCGGCATTCGCGGCACAATGGTTCGTCGCGCAATACTGATTGCCTAATGGCCCGCCATGCGGTTGTATTGTATCTTGGTTCCCGATGGCGATGCGCGGTGTGAACATTCGGTCGATGGATCTTTGATGATGGCATGATGGGCATGATGCAAAGTTATATTAAATTATTTGTAAACAATTACAACAATGATTCATTGTCACATTGCTGAATGGCTTTGAATATTTCGAATGCAACTTGTGGAACTATGGCATTGCCGAATCCTTTGACGGATTCTTGTCGCCACTTTGAAAAGGTAATTCCGTCCAGTTCGGTGGGAACCCCATCATCTCCGCTACAAATTGGGGATTGAGATGGGAACGCGTCCCAAGAATGTCGTTGACCTGTGAACCCAAATCGTCCCCTTTCCAATTCTCTGTTTTCCAATGCATTCTTTCGTCCGTTGCTTTCGGTGTTGGCAGTATTCCCATTGACATTGCTCGTGTTAATGTCACCGAGTGCATACTCCCTTCCTTCACTTGTGTTGATTTCATTGTTGCCGTTGCGTTCGTTGAATCCATTGCCGTTGGTGTTGGCAACATCCCCATCCATTCTATTGATGATTGTTCCATCATTCTTGCATTCATTTGTTCCGTAACTTGAAATATCTCTGCAATCTTTTGCCATTCCTCTATGCTTGGGTGACTGAATCCTTTTGAATCCTTTCTGAACCAATGTTCCACTGTTGATAATTTTACATTTATCAATTGTGATAATTCCTTTGAATTCGTTATGCCTCTGATCCAATCTACAAATTCCTTTTGTGGTGGTAAATTTGTTCTTTTCATCATTGGTTTGTTCGCTAATTCTTGGGCCAACTGTGGATTGCTTTTCAGATATTCCATTTGTATTGCATCCGTCAATGTCTTTTGAATTGGTTGCCCACTCGAACGATGTGTTGCCCCCATTAACATTTTGGCTGATCCCGTCATGTCCCCATCTTTGCTCGAATCCATCGCGGTTGGTGTTGGTAGCATTCCAGATTCCACAACATCCCGCAACTTTACACCCCACCTCACTCCCTCCTTGTTGGTTCTGAAATAATTCCCATTCTCCATTTGAACATTGTTCACACAACCACCCTCGATGTCCGCGGTCCTTGGCGTAGGCAACAAACCATATTCGTTCCCTTCGGTGTGGCGCATTGACACCGGCCGCAGGTATAACAACGGGCGCGACTTGATACCCAAGATTTTCCAACTCAACACACACCTCGTCGAATACCATTCCCCCATTCCAACTAAGTAACCCGCGAACATTTTCGCCCACAACGAAACGCGGGGAAATTTCTCGTATTGCTCTAAGCATTTCGGGCCACAAATGGCGGTCATCTTCTTTGCCTTTGCGCTTTCCGGCTGATGAATATGGTTGGCATGGGAATCCCCCAGTGAGAATATCAATTTTGTTTGCATATTTTGTAAAATCAGTTTTTGTTATATCTTCAAATGATTCGGCCTTGGGCCAATAATGTTTCAATATTTTTTGTCCAAATGGGTTCCACTCGCAATGGAATACATTTTCCCATCCCATCCATTCGGCCGCTAAATCAAACCCACCAATTCCGGAAAACAATGATCCATGTTTCATCCTAAAATTTCGGTGTACTTGGTTAACATCCCATCAAAGGTGACCGGAATCATTCCTGATTCGCCATGTCTATTCTTTGCCACAATCAATTCAGCATCTTCAATTGGCGGTCGGTCCCTCTCATAATAGGCCGGACGGAATGGAAACAAGACCGCATCGGCATCTTGTTCTATCGCACCTGATTCCCTAAGGTCACTAAGCATGGGCCGCTTATCGCTTCTTTCTTCGGGTTTCCTTGACAACTGTGCCAATATCATCACAGTGCAATTCAATTCCTTTGCCAGCAACTTCAACCCCCTTGATATTTCGGCGATTTCTTGTTCCCTTGAATGCGCTTTGTTCACTCTAATCAATTGAATATAATCAATGATGATCAGGTCTAACCCATGCTTTGCCTTATGCAATTTGCATTTGCCGCGGATCATGGCCAATGATGTGTCGGCATCATCATCGATGTGGAATGTCATTGGCGGTTGTTTCATGAATGCTTCAACCACTTTCATTTCATGTTCAAACATTGTATTGTTTCGGATCCGGTGGTTTGCGATTTGACCAACCAAACTGATATATCTTTTCGCCAATTGCTCATTTGACATTTCAAGGGATAGGAATAACACCCGCCCGCCCTTCAATGCAAAGTCATGGGCAAAGGTTAATGCAATTGCAGTTTTTCCCATGCCCGGCCTACCAGCAACAACAATCAAATCGCCGGCATTATACCCACCAATTGTCGAATCCAATTTGTTCCATCCCGATGATTTGCCGGTCAATTTTTCACCCCTTGCCATTGATTGGCGAATGGATGTCATGACATTGGATGACACCGCATTGATATCTTTCGGATCATTTCCGACATCAACAACTGATTCATCCAATGCGGACTGCAATTTGCTTTTGATATCCAACAACCCACCATCCCAATTGGTTGTTTGTATTTTTGTTTTTAACCCATCCAAGATATAGTCATATTGAATTTCAATGATTTGTTTCCTGATATCCGCACCGGACCACACCGATTCGCGATATTGAATTGCCTTGATCAGTTGTTTGCGGTCCAAATGCTTATTCATTGTCATTGGATCAACAACATCACCCAGCATGTACACCCTTTGCATGGATGCGATGATTGATTGGTTGTCGGCATCCTTGAACCATTTTGGATTGATCTTGGGCAAATGGTGATGCAATTGCTGATAAAACAATATTTGTCCGATTATATATTCTTCATTCTTCATTGGATTTGTATCTTTAGGGATTTGACAAATTTATCGAATTGTTCTTGGGTTACACCCTTGGGTCGATGCATGATGACCAAATTGGTCCGCTTGAATTCATCGAATTTGGAAATGATCCATGCATTGCGCGATGGCTGAATTTTATATTTCGCCATTGGCTTGGCTGATAAATAGTGAGCATTCATAATATGTCCCGATGAATATGATTTCACCGCCGGACATCACCGCAAATTTGTTGTGTTTTAATTCAGATATAAACATCATAATTTTTTGTACATTGGTTGTGTTTGTTCCTTTTCGGATGATGCATAAATGCCGGACCAATTGTTCGCAATCGAATGGGTGATGTCTTGCATGGCTTGTTTTTCATTTGTGTATTTTTTCATTTTGTCGATTAGTTGTTGCAATCCAATTTTTGTGTATTTCTGTCTTTTTTCTTTTTTGTAGTTCAACCATAGTTCCAAAGGTTTCACCAAATGCGATGGAACATCGCCCATCGGGATGGCTTTTTCCCTTTTCTTTTTTATATCATTATCATTATCATTATCATTATCGGCATTTTTGGTATGATTTGGTATGCGGTCGCATGCGGTCGCATCCCATCGCATCTTTGCATTTTCTGAATTTCTTTTGCGAATTGAATCATATTTCATCAAATCCCTTTTCAATTGTTGTTTGATCGGTTCAAATGCAATGTTGGTGATTACATTGTCAGTGGATGGATTTTGATCATTGACATATTGCAAAATATGCTTGAATAAATTGCCGGCTTGTTCGTCGCTTAATTGCTGAATTGTATGAATGATATCACAATACAATAAAAATGATTTTTTATTTTCCGCCATGATTCAAAATTGCAAAGGAATATATTGATTGCCATCATGCCATTCGCAAATAATTTTTCCGGTCATGGCTTGTCGAATTTCTTTCATTGACTTAAATATTGGCCCTGATTCATCATGCATAAATACATATTTTACAACACCTTCTTTCATGAATAAATCTTCAAAAAGGGTGTAATTTATCAAATCACTGACTTTTAATTTATTCGAACCTTTGACATGGAAATAAGTCATGACATATTTTGGTTTCCTTTTATCCAGCCAAACAAAATCAGGAATGGACCTGATGAATTGGTGTGTCTTGAAAAAACCATCAATCGGATCATTCTTTTCATCAAACCCAAACCGCTGCAATTTATATCCTTTATCGGCCATATATTTCATGAATAAATCTTCCGCAATATTTGGCACTGAATTTCTTTCCTGATAATTATTATTTGCATTCATCGGTGTTTATATTTAGTTGTGTTAGGACATTGTGATGCATCGCCTTGGCTGATTTGTTAAACAACAACCAATCTTCGAATGCACCGCATGCATGGATGATAGTTGAATGATCGCGGCCCATCTTTTTGCCAATTTCTTTGAATGTAAAATTGAATTGTTTGCGCAAAACATAGCAATACAAATGGCGCATCATGATTGTATCACCATCGCGCATGCGACCCAATATTCGGGCCGGTGTCATCGAACCAACTTCACAAATGACTTGCAAAACTCGATTCAACAAATCCATGCGGGATGCAAAGATATTTTCCTTATCAATTGCCTGATCAACATATTTCGACCGGAATACAACTTTCGGTTTGATTATTTCAGTTTTAAGAACTGCAATTTCCCTTTCATATTGTTCGCGGATCTTGATGATTTCATTTTCTAACCTTTGAATTTTACTTTTTTGTTTTATATATTCCGGGAAATAATCTTTTAATTCGGTCATCAGTTGTTTCATTGTTTAATATTGTGTTTTTACCATCATAATGCACCGCGCGCAATGTCATCAGTTCAAATGGTTTGATTGTGTCCAGCGCATTCATTAATTGTTTGTTTGTGATTGTTTCTTGATCCTTGAATAATTCCGCAATCATTTCGGTTGGTGTTTTGTCCATCTTCATTTTCTTTCCTGATAAAAATATCGCATGTAATTCAAAAAGGAATCAAACATCAAATCATTCCATGAATGGCGCAATGCGACGATTTCGGTTTCCATCAATTCAACCGCTTTGTCCCGATGCTTTTTTGTGATTTCGATCAATGACGAAATGGATGAATCTTTCTTTGCGAATGGTTCCAACATTTCCAATTGCTTATCAAAATAACTGACAAACTCATGCATTGGTGTTTTTGGCTTATTACTTCCTTTCATTTGCATCTTCTTTGCCGGTTTGATACCCAACTATGAATGCGACCAATATCATGGCGCAAATCACAAATAATTCAAGCACATCCATCATTCCAATATTCCTCTAAACTATTCGGGTGATACCCCATTGCCAGCGCAATGGCTTTGACTGTTTCCATGAATTCATGAAGATCAGCGCGATGGGTTGTTTCAATGGAAATGGTTTCGCCCCAATGTTCCACAGTGATTTTGAATTTGTCATCAATGATATTCATAATTCGACCCCCTCGATTTGATAAATGCGCTTTGCATTTGAGAATCCGGCATTGTATGCCATTTGATTTTCGATTTTTTCAGCCATCACCCATCTTTCAATTTCGGTTTGTGATGGCACTGAATCCGGATGGTGTAATTTCAACCATGCGATCAGGTTTTCAATTGGTGTTTTCATTTGTTTCTTTATTTAATTTGTTTAATTCTTTTTCAATATTCCACTTTATTAATTCCAAACATCTTTTATAACCCTCCGAATAACCATCTGCATAACTCATTTCCTTTCCCGCAATTTCCATTTCTTTGGCTTTGTTGATGTCATCATAAATTTCAGCATATGCCTCCTTGTTTGCCAATCTCAAAGTTTCCGACAACCACTCCACTGCCGTTTGTTGTTTATTGTTTGTCATTGCTCATGTAAATTTCAACTTTCAAATAATTGATCAGGAATGCGAACACCTGATTGTCAATCCATCCGCATTTTAAGGCCCTTTCCGCCCATTGCAATCGCTTTTGCATGTCGATATGCTTTGCATGACTTTCGATGCCATCAATGTCGCTTAATGCGACCCATTGCGAATAAATGCTGTTATCCATGGTGATTTGACCGGACTTCCTGATCAGGCCATCGGATTCCAATGATGACAATGAAGATGTCACCGATTGGTGTGATCCGCATTCCAATATCAATGATCGGGTTGAAATCGATGGCGCATTCTTTATTTTCCAATAAATTTCGGCGCGCATGTTTGCGATGTGACCTTCATCGATGCCTCGAAGAAAAGTTAAAATTTTAGGGGTATTATTTTTCATCTTATAGGTTGTTATTTTTTTGCTGATTTCAACTTTTGGGTTAATTTTTCGGCCCTGACTTGCCTTTTATACAATTTATCCCATTCCCGCTTTTTGGTTTGGTTTGCTTTGAACACCGACAATTCCGATTGTAAATTGGTGTTTTGTTCAATCAAATCATTGTGCGAATTCACCCATGTATTCAGGATGTCGCATTTTTGGTTCAATTTACTTTTGATATCCAGCGCATTTAATTCCGCTTCGGTGCATGCCTTAGTCAATCGAAAAACTTGCTTTGTCAATCCCCTGACTTGGGCGCGGCTTGCATTGTAGGCCAATGCAGTCACAATGAATGACATGAAAGATACAAATGCCGCTAAATTTATCATGACCGACATCCCTTTCCTTTGTAAAATTTGTGTTGATAAATGGTTTGGGTGTATTCGTCGAATGTCGGCAAATACTTGTCTTTCTCGAATTCATAGGGTTTGGCTTCCGGCATCCGGTTGATGTCCTTTGAATACTGCTTTAATTTCCACACAATAAACATCGCCGCAATGGCAATGGGTGTGATGATGATTAGGTAGATTAAATCCATATTTGTTTGTTTTATTTGTTGATGCAATGTTAAAAGACATTTTTACACAATGCAACATTTATTGATAAATATTTCAAATTTATGACAATTATATGACAAAAAAAGGGGCCACCCCCTAATGATGACCCCTTCGAACAAATGAAAAACAACAAATACTGTGATGAACTCGCGCAAAATTACAAATAAAATTTGCAAACAAATGTTGCATTCTTATCTTTGCCATCCCTATGGAAAACAATGAATTAACAATCGCCCCGCAAAACACCGGTGAATCCGGCCAAGTTTTTGCCCCCGCGCAATTTGAACATGCGCAAAGAATCGCCAAATTATTGTCATCGTCTGACCTTGTTCCCAACCAATACAAAGGGAATATCGCCAATACTATGGTGGCCCTTGAAATGGCATTTCGAATGAATGCATCGCCTTTGATGGTTATGCAAAACCTTCACATCATCCATGGTCGCCCATCTTGGGCATCATCTTTCATCATCGCATCAATTAATTCATGCGGGAAATTTGGAACCCTCCGGTTCAAATCAGATGACAAATCATGTCGCGCCATTGCAACTGATCGCAGTACCGGTGAAATTATCGAAGGACCATTGGTGACAATGGAAATGGCAAAACAAGAAGGATGGATTGATAAGGCCGGTTCCAAATGGAAAACCATGCCGGAATTGATGCTGAAATATAGGGCTGCGGCTTTTTTTGGTCGCCTCTATTGCCCCGAAATTATGATGGGGTTATATAGTGCCGATGAAACCATTGATATTGTCGCAAATCAATCGAAATGATTATTTGATCAACAAATCTTTTGAATCAATAAGAGTGTATGAAAAGCGGTTGCCATGATAGGCGGCCGCTTTTTTCATTAATATCATAAATTTGTTGAAATCTTGGGTCCGCTTGAATACCTGACAACCTTCGGACCAATTGTTGACCAATGCCGAATCAATACCGGCTTTGTGAATGTTGATTCCAAAAATTCCGGTTTGGGTGTTTTGCTCATTATAAATTCCATCTTTGATGTCATCGCGATATACAGTCAATGGACCGCATTGTTTTAATGCTTCATATTTGCCTTGATGCAATCCGATGGCATGGGACCCGCGATATTGTCCCGCCTTAACCCTTGCAGTTCCCGCGCCATTGTCGGTTGTGATGGCCCATTCGCTGATCATCCAATTGTCCTTTTCTTTGTAGGCCACAACCATTTTATCATCAAATTGATTTGTGACCCGCTGGCCGGTTGCTGAATTCCTTATGCCAATGATGTTAACATTATAGTCACCATTTTCAAAGAATTTGTGACCTAATTTGGCCATTGTCGCTTTTAATATTGCAATTGTAATCATGTCAATTTGTTTTGTAGGTATGCGCTGCAATGCGATTTGTGCAATCTTCATCGCGATATGGTTTTAATTCCAACCATCGACCGCCCAATGGTTTTGGTGGCGCACCTCTTTCGATATGCCATCCCTTTGATCCATCTTGATATTCTTCTTTGTATGCTGGTGTTCTAATCATCAGGACATCGCGCAAAACAATTGTGTCCTTTTGGGTCAACCTTTCCATTGTATATGTCATTTCCATTGATTCATGGACATGGCCCATCCAAATAGCATCGGCACCCTCAATCATTGTCATCATCCGGTTAAATTGGATTGAACCTTTTGTGACAACACCGCCCCCACCTGATCCATGAAAATATTTGATTTTGAATGGTGTTGATGACCGATCGGTGCGCCTGAATCTATAAATGACCCATCCACCATAACCGCCAATTTCAATTGATGATTTGGTGTTGGCATTTAACAATGTCACCAACCTTTCAATCAAATCGGTTTCACAGTGTTTCAATATGCTGGTTTCATGGTTGCCATAACCAATGACCTTGATATTTTGCGCATATGGTGCAAACCATTCGGCCGCGGTTTCAACCAAGGAATCAAGATATTTGGCATTGTTGTGTTCCGGCCTCATGTCAGATTTTGACCGGCGGCCATCATATTTGCCTTGCATTGCGCAAAACAAATCGCCATTGATCAGGATGTCATGACCTCCGGCCACCGCTTCATCCAAATGCCTTTTCAATAATTGGCGATCACAATGCGGATTGTCCCAATGCAAATCACTAATTAACAAAATGCGCCGATGCTTGAAATCGCAATTGATTTCAATGATGGCTTTTTGTTTCATAAAAACTTAGTGAAAGAAGTTGGTCAGGAATTTTCCTAAAATACCGGCGATTTGTGTGATCAACATCACTTTTGGATTGTCACCAAATTGTGTTGAAACAAGTGCGGAACCAACTAATAATGCATCACCAACTTTGCGAAATTTTGCGGGTGTTGGTTTATAATAACCATTAACCCCGAATTCTGTTTTTTTTGTGTATATGCTCATGATATTGTTTTTAACCTTGACCGACATTCGGTTTCGATGATTTGTGTTTATTTATATGCTTTGTGTGACGGCGCAATTTCTTTCGCGGTTTCGCTTTGAATGTACCGGATGTTGATGCTTTAACCTTTGCCATCTAATTTATCAATTTTTTTACCCCAATAAATAATCGCCAAAATGCCCGATATAATACCAAGCAACCCCACACCAAAGGTAACCAAAGGTTGATAAATTTGCGCAAAAGTGATGATTGCACTTGATCCGCTGATTCCGGTTGCGATTGCCGCGGTTGTGTCATTTTGAAAATGTTTCATTATTTGATTGGTTCAATGGGTTCCGGTAATTTGCAAAATTCAGATTCAGGATATTTAGCGCAAAAACTTTTTAGATACAAACTCTCATCACCGCTGAATGTATGCACCCCACACGGATTTGGATAAACCGCATACGGCTCAAACTCTTTCGGCACTTCTGCATAGAATAAAATATCAACCGCCCATTTGTCGGATAAAACTGCGGGGGTAATAACTTCTAAATCTTTAAGAACGGCGGGGGTAATTACAATAAATCCTATTTCAACAACCGCACAATCTTTCCAACTTTGGACTTTTGTCCCGTCGGGTGTGGTTGTAGTTGTTTCTATTAACTTGCGAAGGGTTGCCCATTGTGTAGGGGTGAACTCGAATTTCAAAAAGGTTTTCATTGCTTAGGTTGTTAGGGCGATACATTCTGCATCGGTTAATGCGGTTGGGAAAAAAATTAATTGTTTAGTCGCTTGGCTTCCATATTCTCCATTATTTACACGAATAGCGTTTTTCACTCCAACTGCGGTATCACTATAAACAGTTCCTTTTACACCATTTACAAACGCAACTACATTAGTGCCGTCATAGCGAATGGCTATTTTTACATTTGCGCCTACTGCTGGTGTAATTGTAAATAAATTCTGACTATAACCATCATTAAAACTTTGAACTTGCGGACCGTTACCACATATCGTTATAGCGTTACCATCTGCAAAAAATGCATTCCCGACGCTTGAGCCAGCAAATAATGAAATTAAATATTGACCATTTGGACTATCTATTTTTGTAGCCTCAAACTCATAAAACAAAGTACCAGCGGTTGAGGTGTTGCCAAAGCCGCCTTTTTGGTAGGTATCCGCCACCCTTGTGGCACTTGCTGATGTGGTTGGTCCTATATAACTCGTTGCATAACTTCCCATTTCCTTAGTTGTTTAAGTATGACCATTTTTTGTTTGCTGACTTGTTGCCGTTCTTGATTGCAAGACGCACGGCGTGTGAACTTAATCCGTGGGCGTACGCTGCCGATTTTGCAGTTTCGTATACATTCCCAATTTCGTCAATTACTGGTTTCATTTTGTGTTGTTTTGCCTCACGGTCTTTTTGTAGTGTTTCAATGGTACGCTTTTTTATTTCCTTTGGGTATCTATTCAATGCCCTTGAATGCCGTATATTCTCGCTATGGGTACACCATTCTAAATTTGCAACTTCATTATTCAATCGGTTGCAATCTTTGTGGTTTACTTCCGCTTTGTTCTCTGGGTTCTCAATAAACGCCTTTGCAACTAATCTATGCGCCATTTCATATTTGCGCTGATAATTGCCCATACTCATTGAATAGCACACATAACCATTTGCGCCTACATTGCCCTTCAATATGTATTCCCCGTGTCTCAATTTTCCCGTGTTACTTATTTCGTATTTTTCGTTTACAAATTTCCATATTTCCATAGTACAAATATACGCTATTTCGTTGGTATAATTATACTACATTATTCTATTTGTGCGCCCCAAGCGAAAATACCTTTTACCCCGTCTGCACTTGAAACGATAGCACTGCCATTTGTTTGTGCGACATAAATATGCGGTTCGCCAAGCGTTGAAGTTGTTGTAAATGTAAAAATACACCTATACCACCCATTGCCCATATTTTGTATTGATGAACTACCACTTCCCGTAATTGAACCAACTACACCAGTCGATAAATCAAACCAAGCGTATTGCCCACCATCCACTCTAACCAATCCAAAATTATACCCCGCTGCTTTTAAGTATACACTATATGTATAAACAGTAGAATTTGACAAAGATAAATTTTGATAAATTCCCCCCGAATCGGTAGTAGATGCTTGTTGAATTATTTTATCAGCATTCTGCGTTCCGTCGGGTGATGTTGTATTATTTGCAGCAATTGAACTTCTAAAAGTTACCCAAGCCGCATTGTCCAATTGTTCTGAATACAAACACAAATTCGTACTCTGCTTTTCCAACAACAAACTCGGACACCCGCCCCCGCCATTTTGATAAGTTAATCGTGGAACATTTAATCTGTCGGTAGTGGGGAAATAGGGTTTGGCGGTTGAGCCGATGTTTAGTTGACATCCCCACGCCCACATCGTTCCGATTGTGCTTGTTGCCGCTAATACCCACGCTTGAATTTCATAGCATCCGCTTGGTGTTGTAAATGTTCTTTCTATTTTTACCCAAGCACCCAATACAACACTACTTGAATAATTATAGTATTCAATGTTTGTCAAATTTGTATTGTCATAAAATCTGCCTTGTTGCCCCAATGCCGTTCCACCATAAACATAAAAACTCCAAGTATAAACGGTATTCGGTAGAACAGAAATAGTTTGTTTGACATCACACCCGTTGACTGAAATTGTAAATTTATCTGCCGTTAAAGTTCCATTTGGGGCGGTTATATCGTTTGCCGTAACCGTTACATTTGCCAAAGTCCAAACGGCGTTGCTAAAATCCTCGCTATACTGCGCTAAACTCCACGGGCAAACCTCCACCAACCCCGCACTATTTATTCGGGTTCCGTTGGATGCTCGGGTAAATGACAAATCCCCGCTTCCGTCGGTTGGTACTGCTGAATATACGATGTCCTCTTTATACCCGCTCGGTATCATTACCAAACTCGCACTATTTAATAAGTCGCTCATTTTATAAGTTGTTTAATTTATTCAACAAACATGAAATACCCTCATAATAACCGCCATCGGCGGTGATGCGCGCTTTGTAAGCCAATACAATGGACCAACCTTGGCCCCTATAATTCGCCCCGCCTCGCGTGCCAATTCCGAGTGTTTGCGATGTTAACATGATATTTGATTAATAACCAATAACCGATCCGGATGAAATAACAAATCCAACAATTTTGAAACCTTTTCCGGCGGGCAAATATGCGCCTTGTTGAAAAGTGATCGATGACATCCCGCGCGCACTCAAAACATTGGTGCCGCTTGATTCATTGTCGCCTTGAACCGAAAATGATGTAAAAATTGTGTCCTCTTGTGGGACGATTGCGTCATAGGAAACACCGGTCACTGTTGCGGCCCCATGTCTTTTGAATCCTTGTGAACCCGCGATGATATCTGCGCTTGCTTGTGCCATAATGGTTCAAAAATAATCGCATGACATTAAACATTTGCAACTATTTATGGCGCGGTGGCGATGATATACCATGCCGACCCATCACAAATAATTGTTTTTGATGCATAATTTGTATTGATGTCTAAATGATCAACCCCATTGATTGTTTGTCCGGCATATGCATTGACGACCGCATGATGCGCTGAACCTAACTTCACAAAATAATATTTTTTGCCTTTTTGTTCGGCAACCGCTGGCAAATTGATTGTGATTGTTCCACCGGCCCCATTCAACAAATGACCTTCGAATGCCAAATCTAATGAATGGGTCCCGGCGGTGTATGTCTTGAATGTTCCATGTTCCTGAACCAACCATGTCACCGAATCAGTGGAATCGGTATATTTCAACATCACTTCCCATTGTGTTGTTTGTGTGGGTTGTGTTGTTGGTGCTTGATCAGCATAATTCACCAAATGTTCCAACACCTGATTTGGAACCGCTGAAATTGATCCATTCAAATTGGCAACCGCAGTTTCGGTATAATTTAAGCGATCACCCAAATTGCCGGTTGTCGATTGGTTAACCCTTAATCCTTCGCCGGATGATGTCGAATTTGTGTAAACCGGTGAAATGGCCAACCATTCGCCATCCCATTGTTCGGACCTCGCATCGAATCGCACACCATTCAAAACCCATGCATAATTATCAAAATACAAAGATTTGATTGATGTCAATGTCCCTGAATCAACCCAATTGCCCCGAATGACCGGTAAAAAATCGGCATAAACCGATGCCATTTGCAATCCCAACATTTTTGTAATTGTTCCATGGGTGATTGAATCCCATCCGCCATACCAATCCGATGCCAACACATCGATTGTTCCATTGTTGACCAACCAATTTCCAAGGCCATAAGGCAATGCATCGGTATAATATACCGGATCCAATATGACCGGTGATGAATTCACCAAATTGGCGGTGGCTGCGGTTGTTATTTCAGTTATATCAAAAGTATAATCCGCATTTTTATATGGCGATGCATCGGCAAATGAAACTTGAATTGATCCCCAAAAATCCTTGGTTGCTGAATTTCCATTTTTCCATTTGCCACCACTTGAATAAGGCAATACATTTCCATGCACTTCTAATTCAATGCGCATTTCGGTAAATCCGGCCGGCGCGGTTGTGCATGTCAATTCAAATTCGGATGTGATCCAACCACCTTTGATGTTGTTGGTTGGCATTCTATACAATTGGGTTATCACACTACCCGTCACCCAATATCCATTGTTATTCAATACCTTGATATTGCCACCTGAATCTAACAATTTAATTCGATAATAAAGATCTGTTGAATCTTCAACATATGTCACACCGGCATCAACAATCGACCTTTTCAATGACTTTGCCATCAGGCGGATTCGCATAGGTGCATCATCCGGTGTTGATCCGGTTGGAACATCATAAACCCGCAATTCCAAAATGGATGATGCGCGATCATTATAATTGCGCAATTGCTTTGCAAGGTTTTGCCGCTTTGTGTTAATGGTGACCGATTGGGCCGCTGGTTGATAATACAAAGAAGGTTTTGCCATCCACAATGGTCGGACATCATTGCCGATTGTTTGGCGGTGTGTGTAGGTTGTTGTTCCTATATATTGCGCGGTGTATGAATACCGCCTTAAATTGATTGTGGTGGCACTATTATATGCAGTTGGTGGTATTATATAATATGCACCAAGTTCGTGGATTAGGCGCGCCCCAAACATCAACAATACATTTTCCAATGCTTGTTTGCATGATATATAGTTCGGCTCAATCAACCAACCGACGGCATCAACTATTTTAACATCACTAAATGGATCAAAGTTGGTCAAAAAGGTGTATTCATCCACTTTGTACATGTCGATTCCCAATCGGGATGCATGCGATTCCCGCAACAAAACACCTTCATATAAATATTCGGTTTGTGTTCCATTAATGGCCCAATATTCCCATAAATCAAATGATTCTAAACACCGGCGGATCAATTGTGAAATTGTGATTTTACCACTACTAAACCATGCCGATTTTACCTTGAATCCATCCATCAATTCCAATCCATCAACCGCCACCAATTCGATGATCGGTTTTGATTCTATTGATTCCCGCAATCGGGTCATTTGGTCCGCCAATACTCGACCAACATACCACATGACATCATCGCGATAAATAATCATCGCCCATGCGGTTTCCGCCATGGTTTGAATTGCAATGAAATCATCCAAGGTTGTTTGATCAGGCATCACCCATTGCGCAGTTGCGCGGGATGATCTGACAAAATTTTCATATACTGAATCGCCTTCGCCTTGTCTTTCAATGCTGAAACCATTGCCGGCCAATTTTAATTCGGTGGATAAATTAAGCGATTGTAATTTGGTTAAAAGACATGATGATCCTTCTTGGTAACCTCCGGCGGCCAATACCCTTGCGGCATATAATCGCGCGGTGATTTCGGGTGTTGTTCCTGATGGATCATCCCATAATTCAATGCGATAAGTTACATTTTGAATACTTTTGAAGGAACCGACATATTTTCTCATTACCCGCGCTTTGAATCTTTATTGTATCTTTCTAAAACAATCGCCAAATCGCGACCCTGAATTGTTGTGGATGCGATGAATCCACCGGATGATTGTTCGGGTTTCATTAGTGTTTTTAATTTGTCTAATGGTGCAATGACTTCGGGGTTTGAACTTGCACCGGGGTATTCACCCATCAATCCCAATGTCGGCCCGCTGACAATACCACCATCGGCAAATGCTGGCACTGATGGACCGGCTTTCAATTGTGATGAAACCGCGGTTCCCAATGCAACCATTGCGATACCGGCGGCGACTGCGGCGGCCGGATTAACAAATGCTGTCTTAAATTTCGAAATCGAAATACCATATGCAATCAATTGTTTTCCGACTGTTTTAATAAAGTTCGCAATTGAACCCAAAATTACTTTTGCAAAATCTTCAAATGGATTGCCTTGACCTGACAATGCATTTCCTAATGCCTCGCCCAATCCAATTGCCAAATCTTCACCAAGGGTTTCAACTGACTTTGAAATGTCGGTTGTCAATTGATCCATGTCTTGAACAATCTTTGATCGGCTTTTATCATCAATTTTAACTTGAATCAATACCGGTGGAACTGCGGTTCCGGCAATCATATTTGTTCCGCTGAATTGTTTTGATTTCAACAAATCCGATGCGGCCTTTTCTTTTATTTTTTTGTTTTGATCAATAAAGAATTTTTCAGCATCATTGGTTGCTTGCCCTTGGGCTTTGATCAATGCGATTGAATCATCAAATTCTTTTTGTTGCGCCTTCTTTTTTGCTTCGCGCCTTTTGTCGGCATTGGCAATTGATTGGCTTGTTTGCAGTTCTTCGATTTTTCCTTCGGTTTCTGCTATATTTCGGCTAATTTGTAAATATTGTGCCGAATATTTGTCATAACCGGCCAAATTGGATTCCAAATTGGATTTCCTTTTTTGCCAAAATGCAATTTCAATTTGTGTTTGTTCCTTATCACTTGCACCGCGCAATTTGGCGGCATCCAATTCTTTCTTCAACAATTGATCGGCGATTTCCATCCCGTTCTTCGATGCTTCTTTGGATGATTCCGCTTGCTTGTTATATGCCTCGGTTAATGTATTAACCGCTTTTGTTGTGTCTTTTGTTTTGTCCTTGACATTGGAAAATGCTGATGCAATCAATCCGATTGCAACCAAGATTGCGCCCGCGCCGGTTGCTATTAATGCGCCGGCATAAACCCGCGCCGCAACTGTTGCTTGACCCATCACATAGGTTTGAATTCTCATTGCTGCGGTGTTCAAACCAACCATGAATGCGCTTTCCGCTTGCAAATTACTTTGAAGCGCTTGCAATCCATTAACCAAAGCCAATGCACCTTGCAATTGAACCATTGTTTTTTGCAAATCCTTTGATTCAATTCCCATCAATGCGGCGGCACCTTCAACCGCGCTAAATGCACCGGCCAAACCTTGAACACCACCCAACACCGCATCCAATCGCCTTGTATCACTCGCAAAATATCCAATTTCCGCCCGCATGTCACCAACTGAATCTTTGATCCGGCCGGCTTCTTTGATCACCTCATTTGCAAATTGTTGGAATTCAGGACCCAATGATCGGGCCGTCATTGCAATATTTTGCATTTGTCGCACAGTTGCCATTGATGGCTTTGATGCGGCCAACTTCGCAAACTGATCTTGCATCCCTTTGATGGCCTCACCGGTCGCGCCTGACAAATCTTTGCCGGCTTTTTGGGTTGCAACAACCGCCGCATCCAATCCCTTTTTAAGGTTTTGAATATCGGCCCCGATGATAATATTGAGTGATTGGGATTTGGCCATTATTTGTTGTAATTAATGATATAATCTTGGGCAATATGATAAATTCCCGCAAATCCCGCATTATCTTCACTCATATGCGCTTCGCCATCATATTCGCATGTTTGTACAAATACCGAATTGAATGTCGCCGGCAATGTCAATTGCATCGCATTTCTGACAAGATCGGCAACCTGAACTGCGCTTTGATAAGATGTTCCAAATGAATTGATCTGAACCCTTGCAAAATCACTTTCCGATGGTCCCGATTTGGATGGGTGTGGAACCAATGAAACCAATTGATAAGAAATCGCCGGAAATGATGATTCTTGTGGGATCCTCAATGGATTGATTCGGGTCGAAACAACCGCCGTCAATGCTGCATTATTGGATAAAATATTATAAACTGCATTTATTGCTTTCATGCTTCGGCTGGCGGGGTTAACTTCGCAAATATATCCGCATATTGAGTAATTTTTGCAACAATATCATCAGGTTCAATGATTTCCCATGGGAATGCCATCAACTTGTTTGGGGCGATGGGTTTTTTCAAATGGGGTGACATAATTGTTGCCGCCATCCATCGCGACATTTCCCATTGATTTTGAAATTCTTGATATTGTGCATTGCGCATGCCAACCAATCGGGCGCGCCAATATCTTGGTGAACACCGACCGAAATCAAATTCATTCATGCCCATTTCGCCGAATGCAATTTGTTCGACTTTGCGCCATGTCAATGGTGGGCCTTCATTGCTGGCACTTACTTTTTTTCTTCGCCTTCTTCGATGGTGAAAAAATCGGTGATGGCTTGTGAAAAACCATTCATAGCCGGCAATAATTCGGTGTATTTTGTAATTTTTCTACCGATTTGTGATTCGGTCAAAAATGGCGATTGCTTTCCATCAATTTCATAACCTTCCAAAATGCCATAAAATGCACAAACCAATGACAAATCCAAAGTTTTTGCCATGTCCAAATGCTTTTGCAAATCTGCGAATGATTCCATGCCAATGTGCGACATCACATTGCGCAATGAATTCATGTTAAAAATAAGGGGATGAATTTCACCCCCTATTTCAATTTTGTTTTTCATGCCTCAAATATAGGCAAATTTTAATTAAATAGTTGAAACAGTCAATGCGCCGGTTCCTTGAATCGATGCAGTGAAAGTTGAAACCGCATTTTGTGGGGCGGTCAATTTCAAATCATTAAACAATGCTGATCCGCTTAATTTCAAATCGCCGGAAACATTTGATGTCATGACAATTGTCACCGATGTTCCGGCCAATAAATCAGTGATTATTTCTTTCCAACTGATTAATGCACCAACTGATCCATCTTCTTCAAACATACCTTCAACCGACATTGTATATCCATACTCACCCGCGATATATTCTTTCGCGCCGGCTGAATCTTTGTTAGTTGTTTCGATCATGTCTTTAGTGATTGTAAAATCATTCGATGTCGCATTGGCGATCTTTGTTAGTGTTCCGCTTACATCTTTGTAAATAGCGATTAATGTTCCATTGGTGATTCCGGTGGTTGCCATATTATTATTTTTTTATATTTTATTTTGTTGAAATATTGTGTTTTTTAGCCAAATCAATAATGCGCTTTCTAATATTCTCATTGATCGCTTCGGCAATTCTATTTTTATGCATGTCAAATGCTGGTCGCATAAATGGGTGCATTGGAATCCGGCCGCGATGCGCCCCCGATTTTGTGAATCTTTCCGCCTGACCTCCAAATTCATACCACAATGCCAAATATCCATGTTCACTGCGCAAATTGGGCGCAATCATCACTGTGTACTTATATTTCGCATCTGAATTCGATATAAACCCGATTGAACTTGCCAATTGTCCTGAATCATGCGGGGCCAATGATTTTGCGGTGTCGATGACTGGCCTTGCCAATTCTCGAATATCTGCGCGCAATTTTTCGGTGTCAATTTCAACACCAATTTTTTGCAATGCATCAATTGTTTCCGCCAATCCTTGAACCTGATTTTTCATTCCACCAATTCGCCTTGAATCTTCAAATACATGTCGCGATCAATATTCGCGATGTTTATAATATTGAAATTTTTTGAATCCCAAACAATGCGGTGTTTCACTTGAACCGATGAATTGTACCGGATGGTGAATTGCACTGTTTGTTTGTGTTCCCTTCGGTCCGCATCAACACTTTCGCTTCCTGATTCCGCTTCTTGAATTCGGGTCCATGCGGTCGCATATTCGGACCATGATTGCAATTTTTCACCGGTGTTTGAATCAATGCTTTCTGAATAAGATTGCAAAGAAACCAATTGATCCATCAACCCGGCGTTCATGATAATACACTTATTTTATAAGCATCCAATAAATATTGGAACCCGAAATTCAATGGTGAATTTTGAACCCCAACTGTGATGGCTTGGCGATTGTCATAATATTGACCAACCAATAACAATGCCGCATGCTTGATTGATGCGGGGCAAAGTTTATCAGGATCAACACCGGCGGTTCCCGCTGGTTCAAAACCTTCGGTAACCTCGATGATATATTTGATCAAATCATCAGTGACTGATGTCGGCGATGATTCGATGAATACATTGCGCGAAAACAATCCCATCGGATCGGTTGATGAAATCCATGCATTTGCATCGAATTCGGTCAATGCTTGTGAACTATTCAAATAGTAAACCTTCAAAATGGCCAAAATCCGACTATTTAAGCGAAAATAATTGCCGGATGGTATATTCAATCCATTGATCGGATTGACCATCGCCGGCGCGCCGGTAAACCCATCAAATGCATACCGCGCAGTTCCTTTCCTGATGGAATAACCCAAATAGGCGGAACATGATTCGATTGCCATTGAAATCAAGTTGGTGATATATGTATCATCTGAACTCGATGTCACGCGCAAATGTTGTTTGGCCTCCGCTAAACTGACATAATCAGTTGCGGCATTGGCGAATGCGGTGTATCTTCTTGCAACAAACATTTTATTCGGCGTCTAATTCGGTTTCGGGATTGATCGGTTTCTTTTTGCTCAATTTTGGCTTTTCAATTATTTCATCTTCAACGACTTCAATTGCGCCGGCCTCCAATAACAATTCGCATTGTTTGGAATCCATTTCAACAATTTCGCCCGCATTATAAGACAAATTGAATTTGCCGGTTGGGTTAATCAAAAATTTCACTTTCATGGCCCATGGGTGATACAATCAAGATCACCCATGGCATGCGGATAAACCCCCGCATGGGTTTTGATTTGTTGTTATTAAGCAACAATATCTTTACACACTGCGAATGCAGCGGGATTCAACAAATTTGTGTCCAAATAAGCATTCAAAACAACATTTGTCAAACCGGCGGTTGCACCTGAATAAGGATCAACAGTCAATTCCATTCCACCCCATGAAGCGATGGCCATTTTGCTGAAATCACCAAAGATCATTGCTGACAATGTAGATGAAGAACCTTTGGTCAAAGTTGAAGGAACCAAAGTTGTTGTTGCAACATTGTAACCATTCAAATCTGTTCCACCTGATGCCCAAATGAAGTTTCCTTCAACACCTGATGCCTGACGGCTTGTTGTTTGCAATTTTGCCTTCACCAATGGGTTTGTCAAATAAGAAACACCATTTCCATTGGCATTTTCAACCGCTTTCATCAAGTTCACAACATCAGCCCAAACCGGTGCAGCACCATTGGCATTTGTTGCATTTGATGTCGCGCCTCCGGCAAAAGTTACATTCACATTGGCATTTGCAATGATTCCGGTTGGCTCATTTGATCCACCACCTTTGATTGCAGCACTTTCCAATGATTGCGCCATTGCATTCAATAACCAATTACGAACATACCCATCAATTGAATTGCTTGATTGCAACATCAACTGATTTGACACCTGAATATAAGCGGCCAATCTTTTTGGACTAAATGTAATTTTGCTAAATGCTGGTGACTTTTCAGTCGCGGTTCCATTTTCAGTATTCCAACCCGCTGATGGCAAAGTTGATGCAGTTGGTAAATCCAAGTTTCCAACCAACCCACTAAGTTGCTGAACACCTAATCCGGCCAACACAGTTTTTGGCAACAATACATCAATGATTGAACCAACTGATGTTTGAACATTCACACCACCTTCAGAACCTGATGTTCCACCGGTTGCACTCATGTCGCGCTTGAATACTTCAGAAGGGATTTTGATGCTATGTGCAGAAACACTCACACCACTTCTTTGGAATTCTTCGCCACCCATTGCACTGAATTCACCTTCAACACCTTCGCGACGGCCGGTGATGGCCATTTCCATTGCGCGCTTGAATGAATAATCCTTTGCCATGTTGCTTTTTTCCTTTTCTTCGCTGCGGCTGGCACTATGTCCGGCGGCTTGCGCTGCAAGGTTTTGCAATTTTTCAAGGGTTTCAACCTCTGATTTGATTGCACCTAAGCGGGCTTCAATTTCGGTCAAACGGCTAGTTTCTGAATCGGCCATTGAACGGGCTTCCTTTTCAATGGTTGTTTGCAAAGTTGCCAATTCACCAAGTAAACGGCCTCTTTCTTCTTTTAATGCTTTGATTTTATTCATGATTTTTAGTTTTTTTATAAGTTAGTATATCGCGCCAATGCCAATTTCAAAATGTCGGCACTGACATTGCTTCTTTTTGCTGATTCGATTTCCAAATCCTGATCGCGCATTGCGATAATGGATCTTGCATCGGCTTCGGTTTCTTCATATGCCGGATATGTCACCGGTGAAACATCAAACAATTGATCAATCATTTTGATTGTTCTTTTGCCCATGTTGCCATATTTTTCGCTTTCGGTCCATACTTGTTCTTTGATGGTAAATGCAAATGATGATTGTGTGATATCACCGCGCATGATTGATCGAACAACTGACATATGTGTCGGGTTTTCATAATCAGGAATCCAAGTATATTCCAAATTTCCATCAGCATTGACAAAAACATTGCATGTGTTCGCCTTTGTCCGGCCCAATATCAATTCCGATTCATGATTAAATAAACACCGAATGTCATATTCGCCACTTAAACAATAATCAAATGCACCGGTCAATATCACTTCTTCGAACATGCCCAAATCAGTCACCGAATTCACAACGGCGGCAATTCCGCCAATTTCGGTTGGCATTCCTTCGCCGGTGGCCCTTGCATGGACAGTTCCGGTGAATGTTCTTTTTTCTTGTTTCATTATAAATTGGTTTGATTATTGATGCCGCTTGGGTTATTTGTTTTATCGACT